GGACGGTGTCAGGTAAATATCCATATCCCTATGCCTCCTGTACAAGCGGCATGTTTGCAAAAATCTTGCTCATGCGCTCTGCGATCTCGTCTCCCAGGTCGTCTGCCATTTCGCGGATCCGGTTCTTCATAACTTCAAAAACCTTTTCCTCGTCCATGTTTCCGCCCTCGATCTTAATAACCGGACTCATGTCCACGTTAATCTCAAAGTTGTTATTGCCCTGCTGTCCCTGCACTGCTGCATTGACAGAAACGGCTTTCTTGCCCTCGGATTCCTCTTCGCTACTATCCCCCGACATTTCCTGGCCGGTTACGCTCCACACGCTCTTGCTTTCGTCCTGCGGCTGTGCCTGCAACGGTAAAATGGTATTGCTGGCCAGTTCTTCGCCGCCAGGTCCTACAATTCCGCCGTTTGCGTGAGCTGCAATTTCTCCGTTGCTGTCCAGCACGCCCAGGTCCTCGCCTGCCTGCTGCCACAACGCAATGCCGCGGCCGCGTCTGCCCGGTACCGTCGGGATAACATACTCTTTGCCCTCTTCTCCTAACCAGGATAATTCTGCGCCATGCAGACCCACCTCTCCACCGTTCGCGTGTCCGGCAATGGATACGGAAACCGTTGATCCGCTGCTGTGCGTGCTCAGTGAAGCACTTGGGTTCGTGATATGGTAATCAACTGTTACATTTACAGAAGCCCTTGCAGAATAAGGGGAGTTAAAAGCTGCTTGCAGCTCACTTCCTACCTGGCTGTAAACTGCTGCTATATTGTCGCTGGCTTTCTCGATTGTCACATCCGTGCTGCCATTGGTCTGCATAGTGTTGGAAAATGTATTATCAAGTTCCGCCTGTGCAGATGTGGCTGCCGGCGTTGCATCCGTGCTGCCTGCTTCTACGGTTAAATTGGTGGTCATTGTGGTGTCTGTGGTGCTGGTTTCGCCGCTCAGGGCTGCCTGTGCTGCCTGTTCCACTGGCGTTGTGTCCGTGGATCCGGCTGTCGTGGTCACGTTTACCTGCTTCTCAACAGTCGTGTCCTCACTGCCGCTTGCCGCGCTCTGCTCCACTGCCGCCTCAATGCCGCTTGTGTCTACCTGTACCAGATCGGACGGTATAGTTACCGTTGCCCCGGATTGTACCTGTATGCCGGCGCCGCTCAGGGTTCCGGTCTCCATTCCCAGGGCGGCCTCTATCTGCGCCATGGCTGTCTCAGAATCAACCTCAACGTTTGCCAGGTCCACCTTTACGCCGTCAGCAGTAACAGAAAACTCTGCGCCCTCTGCGGTCAGTGCGGACATGGCCTGGTCAATGGCTGCTGTTGCTGCGTCTCCGTCAACCTCTGCTGTCAGGTTGTCCATGGAAATTTTCAGCTCGTCGCCTGCATGAATAATATACGGGCTTTCAATGCCGTTTTCTTCGGCTATTGTCTGCCAGTCTATTCCCAGGGCGTTGCCGATCTCCCATAAGCAATCCCCGGCCTTTACCTTAATGGTTGCGCCCTCTGCGGTCACGTCCTCGGTTTCGGCCAGGTCGCCCAGTTTTTCGTTCAAACTGGAAACCCATGCGTCTTTGTCAATGTCCACGCCGTCAACTTCCGCTTTCAGATCTCCCAGTTCCACCGGTTCGTCTGTAACAGAAGCTGTTGCACGCTTCCAGGCTGCGGAAAATTCCTCGCCCAGCTGCCCGTTGGCATCCATCTGGCTTACTGCATCAATCAGGGCTTTGTCCCCGGAATCTGCAATGCTCTTGGCATATACGTCCCAGGCTGCGCTTGTATCGCCGGAAGCAGCACCGATGGCCATAGTCTCGTTAAACTTGTCCATGATCTGCTTTGGCACATCCTGGCCAACCTTTACATATTCGTCCACCAGGCCGCGCATGGAGTCTGCATCTGGTTTCATGGCTTCCCACACCTTTTCAAGTGCGTTCTGGTCGCCGCTCTGTAAGAATTTCCAACCGCCACCCTGCTGTGCGTAATCTGCACCGAACATGTTCAAGTGATCATACAGGCTCTGCATGTCTTGGTTGTTCAGGTAATTCTTTAAATAATCAACCTCATTTCCCATACTTTTCTTTGTCTTTCCCTGGTTTGTTGCGATCAGGTCGCCATAAGTGCCGCCCAGGGTGTTGTTTTCAAAGTCCAGGCTGGTCATGAGGTCGTTTGCCTTTTGGTTTCTAATTGCCTGGCTGGCCAGGTCTTTGTAATGCTCATTCTGCCGCTTTGTAATTCGTCCAGAAGCCTCCGCGGCATTTAAGTATGAGTAAAATTCTGTTGCCAGCGCCTGGGTTTCCTCGGCTGCGGTTTCTCGCTGATCTGCCAGGGCCTCCACTACCGAAGTAAAGGAGTCTGCAGTCAGCTCTTTGCCACTCAGGCTGCCGTATTCCTGGTTGATCCAGTCCAGCTGCGCCTGTGCTTCTGCCTGCTTCCATTTGCTGGTTATGCTGTTCATTTTATCCTGTAAAGCTGCCACTGCCTGCGCTTCGTCAACATCAATAATGCCGTCCTGCAGCGCTTCCTCCACGGCCGTTTTCAGGTCATTGGATAGATTGGTCAGTTCCAGGTGGTCTGCTCGCGCCCATTCCTCAATACTGCTTGCCAGGCTTTCGCCCTCCTCAGTACCTCCCAGGAATGTCTGCACACTTATATGGGCCGCAAATGTCCGGCTTTCAAGCTCGGAAATTTTGCTTTCCACAAAGGTTGTTACATTGTCCTTATAGGACTGCTGCTCGTCAGCGGTCAGCTCAATGCCGACGCTGCTTTTCCATGTCAGTGCCTGGTTTGCTTGCAGTGCTTCCTCTGCTTTCTTTCTCAATTCGTCGGCGTTCTTAAATTCATTGATCGCCATCTCAACATTTACCAGGTACTTTGCATTTAAGATTCCGGAAGCTGCTTCCTCTGCCTGTTTCGCGCTCAGTTCAATGCTCCCGAAATGGTCCGCTAGGCTGTTGCTGATCTGCTTCTCGTTGTAGTTATCTATAGCCACGCCGATAGCAACCACGGCCGCTGTAATCGCTGCCGCTGCAATACCAAATTTTGCCGCTGTTGGAATCATTCCGCCCAGGTCACTCACAAAGGCACCAACGGACGGAGCTGTCTGTGCTGCCAGCCCTATGTTTTTAATGGCGCTGCCAATAGGCGACAGTGCTTTTACCACGTTGCCTGCGTTGCCGATCAGGCTCGTTGCTCCTTTGGCAATCAGTCCAGCACTCAGCCATGAAGTCAGCCCGGCCTGTTCGCCGCCCGGCATAATCTTTGCAGCTTCTCCAAACAGGCTGCTCAGCCCCTTTGACAACAGGTGTTTGCCCTTACTGCCGGCCCATTTTGTAAATGGCTCTGCGATCAGTGTGTCCCATGCAATATCAACCTTTCCAAACAGGTCTGCGTTCTGCCATTCCTGGGAGTTGGTCATACCGCTCACGGTTCTCTTGATTCCCTCAGCCTTGCCGTCAACAAAGTCCATCAAATTTGTAAGTGCTGCTTTTGCTTCCGGTGTTGCGTCTGTAATTGCGTCCACAACTCCACGGATGTACGGTGTCAGCCTCTTGCCGAAACTGTTCTGTACGCCCTCAACAGCGGACTGCATAAGTGTCATGGAACCCTCTAGGTTATCCAGCATAGTGTCTGACATGTCCTGCGCTGCTCCGTCTGCATTATAAATTGCGTCGCTCAGCTTGTTATAATCTTCCTCGGAAGCATTGATGATCGCCAACATGCCGGCCATGGCCTCTTTTCCGAAAATAGTGGAAGCTGCTGCTGTCTGTTCAGTCTCGGAAAGTCCTCCCAGGCTGCCGCGCAAGTTATCCATGACACCTTTCAGCGTTTTCATGTTTCCGGAGCTGTCGGTCAAGCTAATTCCGTACTTCTCCATAGCTGTTGCCATGCTGTCAGTAGGTGCTGCCATGTTCGCCAGCGAAGTCTTTAAGGCTGTACCGGCCATGCTTCCCTTGATGGAACTATTGGCCATAAGCCCCAGTGCCAGGGATGTATCTTCAACACTGTACTTCATTGCTCCCGCCACTGGTGCAACGTATTTGAACGACTCGCCCAACATACCAACGTTTGTGTTTGCGCTGGCGCTGGCTTTTGCCAGTACGTCTGCAAAATGTCCGGAATCGCTTGCCTTTAGGCCGAATGCCGTGAGTGCGTCGGTTACAATATCGGAAGTGGATCCCAGGCTCTCGCCGCTGGCTGCTGCCAGGTTCATAATACCGGAAATACCGGAGATCATCTGTTTCGGCTGCCAGCCCGCCATTGCCATATAATTAAATGCCTCAGCTGCCTCTGTCGCTGTAAACTTGGTCGTTGCTCCCATTTCCTGGGCTTTTGCTGTCAGGTCCTCAAACGCCTGCCCTGTTGCTCCGGAAATAGCCCCGACCTGGCTCATCATGCTTTCAAAGTTTTTGTAAGTGTTTACCGTATCGCCCAGACCTACACTGATACCCAGTGCCGCGCCTGCCTGTGTCAGCGGGTTCTTTGCAGCGTTTATTATTGCCGTCAGA